TGCGGCAGTGATGCCTGTGAACTCGGCCATGGTGCCTCCTTACTAAGTCTCGATGATGACGTCGGTGGTGCCGCCATCAGAGATGACGTAGGTGCCATCGCCGTTGTCGGTTCCGTTGATGTTGCGCATGATGAAGGAATCGGGGGTGAGCTCTTCGAGGTTGTCGCTCGAGGCGGTGACCGTGTAGGTGTCGTTGAGGTTGTCAACGCGCACCACGATCCCAGCACCGAAGTTCATCATGTCGTAGAGCTCGGTCGGAGTGGGCATCCGTCCGGCCGTCGAACCGACGCCGTAGAGAATGCCCTCCAACTCCGCGATGATCGAAGCAGACATGCCCCGAGTGTCGATGACGTAGTGCGCCGTGGGTCGGAAGCCCTGGAGCTTGACCGGCGTACACCCGATGTCGAAGGTGAACACGGCCGGCGCAGTCTCGCCACCGAGCGTCCGTCGCTGCCGCTGACCGATGGTGGCCATGCAGTTGTAGACGAGGTGGATCTGGTAGCCGAACATGTCGCCACGAGTACCGCTACCGATGAGAGTGCGGTACGAAAGGTTGAAACGCTGGGGCTTCTGGTTGTCGACGTACAGACCGTCGGCAGCCTTCGGAATCCCGATGCACTCACCGAACGAATCCGGGTACATCATGGACGTCAACGATGCGCTGAAGTCTCCAGGATCGGCATCGGCCAGATACAGGACACCATCTCGGTACATCATCTCCGTGACGCCGTTGTTGTTCTCATCGAAACTGATGAGACCGTTCCACGGAACCGGATCGACATCGCGCTTGTACAGCACTCCACGGTCGAGGCCGTGCTGGTAGTACCGCTTGTCGGGATCGTCCCAGATGATCATCGGGCCTCCTAACCGGATGAATTGAAGAGCTTCTTACGGCGCTCGTTCTCCTTGCGCCAGTCGGACATGACTTCGGTGGGCCGCCGCTTCTTGGGCGGCTGCTGCTTGTAGCTCGTGATCTGGATTAGCATCATGAGACGACTGAGGTGCCAGTCCTGCGCTTCCCAGTTGATCTTCAAACCAGTCATCCAGAAGTAGATGAGTTCACTCGTCGTGACCTCAGGGTTGTGCTGACTCTGCGTCTCCTGAGGAACCGACGATGCGGTTAGGTTTGAGTTGATGTAGTTGGTCAGCTCATCCAATTGCTCGGGTTCAAGACCGTATACCAAGTTCGGATCAACCTCCGGAGCCAAAAGCATGCACTGGAAGTAGGTGATCATCTCCGACGGCAACTTCTCCGTGGATCCGAGAAACGCCTTCTTGGTTTTTGACTCCCATTTTGACACAGACCGAAGAGAATGTTCGAACTGAAGTTTGACACTTCCGTCTTCGGTCTGTACTTCGAATTCGATCATCGTTTCTCCTTACCGAACCAACACCGGGGCCCTGAGCTGAGGGTCTCAAGGCCCCGGTGTTAGAGATCGATCGAGATCAGACGCCGGCACCGAGCAGCGTGTCGACCTCGTCCGGCAGCGGCAGACGCGGCGGAGCGGCATCGCGGCCGTACAGCGCGTCCATCAGGGCCTCGAGACCGGCGGGGTCCACCTCGGGGTCGGTGCTGTCGACCTTGATGATCGCGGTCGGCTTGAAGCCGGTCACGGACACCGGGGTCGAGGAGACCGTCCAGGAGAACGCCTTGAGCTCGGGGCTGTCGTTGACGGTGTTGTTGGCCTTCTCCGAAGGAGAGGCCTGCAGGCCGTAGGCCAGGTTGATGATGAAGCCCAGGTCCTCGTCGATGGCGTTGCCCTTGAGCGAGCGCCACGAGAACCCGAAGGTGGGACGTGCCTGCATCCCGATCTGCATGCCGTTGGCCGTCTTGGCCACACCGTCGTGCAGGAGGAACTCCTCGGGGAACATGAACGCCTCGATGGTGGCGTTGAACTCCTCGGCGGAGAGCAGGTTGACGTACACGATGTTGTCGGCGTACTGCTTGTTCGACTCCGCGCCGGCGGGGGACTCGTTGACGGCCGTGAGACCGTTCCAAGCCACACCGGAGGAGTAGACACCCGCGGTCGGGGTGTAGAGGACACCGTGATCGACACCGCGCTCGAAGAAGCGCTGGTCGAGGGCATCCCAGACGAGCTCAGCCATGATTGGCCCTTTCTGTCAGAAGAAGAGTTGGAAGACGAAGTGATGAAGGCCGTCCGACCGGAAGTACCGGTTGAACTCCGCGTAAGGAAGCGCCTCGACTAGGTCGGGGATGGAACTGTCAGGCGCACGGTCGATGATCGTGACCGTGTAGCCCTTCTTGAACAAGAACATGATGTTGTCCGCGTAACTGACGTCACTCGGTAGTCCTCGCTCAATCATGATGCAGGGATACTCCATCCCCGAGGTGGGGGGCTGAATGTACGCCTCTTCGACGCCACTCAGCCCCTTCATCAAGGCCTGAAGCTCACTCAGGGGTCGGGCCATTGTAGACCTCCCCGATGTAGATCACGATGTTTGGTTGTTCGTCGACGATCGTTGCGATCTGCCAACGCTTCCCCTTGAAAGTGATGTATCGGATGTTGGAGTTGTCTCGTGGCCCGACGCCCCGAGCTGGCACGGAGACGCTGGTGGTGGTTCTGTACCTTGGGAGTACAGCATCCGATCCATCCAGCGCCTCCGTGGTCTGCCTCACAGTGCCGAGTGCTGAAACCTCGGTGACAGTCTCTTCCCAGATGCCGGGACGAACTTCCGTTTGCTCGACTAGGCCGAGCTTCCCGGAATATCGCATACCGGCGGCCTAGATCAGGCCTTGTAGCGGAAGGTGAAGTTGTCCTTCACGTCAGCGTCCGACGGGAAGTAGTACCCCGCCGTCGGCGTGGCCTCCAGGGTCACCTGCTTCAGGTTCTCCCCGTCCAGGGTGATGGTCGAGCCGCCCACGACGGTCGCGCCCGTGTCAGTCCGGGCGAACGAGACGCCGGTCTGGGTCGGGACGGTCACGACGTTGGCCGCCGCGACAGGAGCCGTGACGTTCTCGATCTCGGTCTCGGTGTCGGCGTCGACGTGCTTGAAGATCTGCGCCGCGTAGGGCAGGATGAGCGCACCGGAGAGGTACGTCTCGTACAGGTACTTGTACTGGTTGAAGTCGATGTCGAAGTCGTCGAAGAAGTTGATCTCCCCGCCGCGGTCCGTACCGAAGTTGTAGTCCGAGAGGTCCAGCACGATGGCCAGGACTCCGTCGGGCATGAGCTCGGTGGGCACGCGGACGATCTCGGACACGTCCATGTCGCCGGCGACCTCGGAGAGGTTCCGGTAGAGGCGCTTGCCCCAGTCGTCGCGCATCGTGAGCAGCTTGGTGGCCACCCGGTACGAGACGAAGGCCGTCTTGTTGCCGGAGCCCATGTAGAACTCCTGGGCCTCGGTGACGGTGTCGAGCAGGACGTTCCAGTCCTGGCCGGTGGGCTCCGCGGGCATCGGGACGGAGTACTCGGTGGAGTACAGGTCGTCGTCGTTGACCACGGAACGGATGCCGTCGCCGCTGGTGCCGGTGGGCTCCTGGATCTTGTCCGGGTTGAGCTCGCCCCCGACCATGGTCGGCCGGCCGTCGCCGAAGAGCGCCGCACGGGCGATCTCCTCGTCCAGCTTGCCGCGCATCTCGACCTTCATCCAGGCCACGACGTCGAAGTCGACGATGTCGATGATGTCCTGGCGGTCCAGCTTCTGCTTCTTGTAGATCAGGGCGGGTCCCGTGGTCCGCTTGAAGACCGGGAACACCTCCTCGACCTTCTGGTTGCCCTTGATGTAACCCCGGGCGCGGGCCTCGTCGGCGGTGATGTCCGCGTAGAGGGTCTTGACCCGGCTGAAGGGCGAGTGGCTGGTCCCGGCCATGAACTTCTTGACCCAGTCCTGCCGGCGGTCGATGAACTTCGGGGTGTTCATCAACGCGCGAGCGTCGGGGAACAGGATCTCGAGGTTCTGGACGCCGTAGTCGTCCGCGTGCATCAGCTCCTTGGCCTGCTGGCCTCGGGCGAACTCGCGGAGCGAGGCCACGCCGGTGCCGCCGGACTCCGAAGAGCCCTTCGCTGCGGCGAGGAACGACTGGACGTCGGAGTGCTTCAGCTGCGGGCGCTCCTGGACGGTGGTGGAACCGGTCTCCTTCGACCGGTCGAATGCGTTGCGGCTCATGCTGGTTCCCTTCTTGGAGGAGTCGGAGTGAGTGAGCTGCGGCTCCTCGGTGAGGGCCTCGGTGATTGCTTCCTTGACGATGCCGTCGATGAAAGCGTTGACAGCGGTGGACTGCTCCTCGGAGAGAGTCTCCAGGACGTCCGCCACGGTGGTGTCGCCCTCTTCGGGCTTGTCGGGGTCGGGCTTGTCGCCTTCGTCCGGCTTGTCACCCTCGTCGGGCTTGTCGGCGTCGGGCTTGTCCTCCGTGTCGCCGTGGACGAGGTCGCCACCGACGATCACCAGGACGTCTTCGTCGACGTCACCGTGAGCGAGGACGTTGTAGATGCTCGCCCCCGCGTTGGCGCCGGCGAGAACGAGGCTGGTCTCCTGGATCACGCCGTCGTGGACCAGGACCTCGCTGTTGCCGATGCGCTCGTCCAGGTCCTTCGCCCAGATCGAGTACTTGTCGAGGTCTCCGTGCTGGACAGCTTCGCGGGCATCGTTCGCCTTGGCGGAGTTGTTCAGGAAGGAGTCGCCCCAGATGCCGTCCGCCTTGGCGGAGAGGATCGTGTAGCCCAGGACCTGGCTGATGTCGTTGTGCTGGTGCTGGTAGACGAGCGGGACCTTCAGTGTGTCCTGGTGCTTGAAGGCACCGGGCTGGATGGTCCGGCCGTCGGAGCAACGGATGCCGTACTTGGTGACGTATCCGGAGAAATCGGGTTCCATTTTGACCTCCTTCGGTCAGTTCTTCTGCTTGGCTCGGTGCCTGCCGACGTAGTCGATCGGCGTTGAAGTCTCGGCCTTGACAGAAGCACTCTTGTCGTTGAGCGCTTCGAGAAGCGGTCCACTGATGTACTTCTGTGCAACACCGTTTGAGATCGACTGCATCGTGTTCTTTGCCGCCTGCTGAAGAACCGTCTTGGAGGTGCTCCGCAGCCAGGAAGGATCCGACTGATACATCTTGTTGACCTTGGCCAGCGCTTCGGTCCTCGCGTTGTAGAACTTGAGGTCCTGCTCCGACCAGTTGGTTGCGCCGCCACCCTTGGCCTCCCCAGTGAGCCGGGCATACCGGCTTGCAGAGGTCTCGACCCCGTCGGAGTCATGGGTGGGGGTGACTGAGGCAGCCTTCTTGGTGGGAGTGACATCCTCACCCGACGACTTGCGCTTGGCGGTGTCTGCCACCAGCTGCGCCTCGGATCGGCGACGGCCCCACTTCATCCCCAGGATCCCGTGCTGCTTGAGATCCTCAGGCTGTGGGCGGAGCAGCGCCAGATAGTCCCTCATCCTCCACCTCCTTCGGCGGGGTCTGGGAGGACGCCTGGTCCTCCTCGGGCATGTTGGGATTCATGAGCTTGTCGGCACCTGGCTGGTTGGACGGCCGGTAACCGATCTTCGGACGGAACTCGTTGGCGGTCAGGACCGCGTTCCGAATCAGCTTGTCCGCTACCTCGGCCAGCTCGGAGATGGGGATCATCTTGAGCGGGTCACGGTAGTACTCAATCGAGTGCTTCTGGGTGACGGCAGTCTTCGTGAGGAACTTCCGCTTGCACTCCAGCGAGAACGTCTGTGCGATCGGCTCGATGGTTCGGTCGTAGTAGTTGTTGATCGTGTCGCGGGACGCCGTCCCGTTCATGATCTCGCGCGTGATGCCCAGTTCAGACAGCACCGTGTTGCCCAGGATCTCGATCTGGTCGAGAAGCTTGTTCTCGATCGGCCGGTTCAGCTGGATGACCTTCTCGGAGACATCGATGTAGCCGATGCCGAGCTCGTCGTCCTTCAGTTGGGCTCGCAGGTCGTCACGTCGGCTCTTGGCCTGAGTCTGCCGGCTCTCACCGCGAACGGTGTACGGGAGCTGGAGGATGAGGTCGAGCTTGCCGGAGCCAGCTGCCTCGTCGATGGAGTCCAGGATGGAGAGCTTGGTGATGAGACGCTGAAGCATGCCGTTGGGCTCGTTCATGACTGTGTAGAACGGATTCTCCACGATCATGACCATGTCCTTGGGCAAGGTGATCTGCTTGGTGATGCCGCCGTTGATGGGCTGGCCTGAGTCGTCCGTCTCGCGGTCGTCGTAGACCATGAGCATGACCTTGCGCGCGAGCCATGAGGCAACAGTGCCGACTCGCAGGTCCTTGATGTCGTAACTCGCCGAAACCAACGGGTCCATCGTGCAGTCGATCGGGACGACACACGCAGTGCCCTGTTCGAACAGGGTCATAGCGAAGTCGACCTTCATGGCGAAGGCATTCTGGTCGATGTTGGAGTCCAGCGTGAGACAGCGGTTCAGTCCGTCGCGCACGATCTCTGCCGCGACGTCGTTGTCATCCAGCTTCGCGTGGTAAAACTCGATCAACGCGAAGTCCACAGCCAAACGGTTGTAGATCGACCCGATGAACGACCGATCGCTGAAATAACGAGCCGGACTGCGATTGCTCCGAGGGCTCTGGGTGTAGCCGCCTCCGTATGCGCTGTCTTGCGGAGCGTCACGGAAGGCGTTCCAACTGTGCTTGAGCTCTCGGGTAAGTTGCTTCCGAATCCGTCCCATCTCTCACCTCCTAGTCGAACTGGTCGGGATGTGCCTTGAACGCGACGTAGGCGTCGAGCCATGCAGACACATTGTCGATCTTTTCATCGTTCCGCCGCTTGTGCAGCTTGCGATTACCATTTGAGTCTTCCCACGTGACAGCATTACCCATCGTGTAGGTGACGATCAGCTCGTCGAAACGAATCAACTTCTGGTTCGATTGCTTCTTCATCTCTCCGAGCGGCACCGATTCGGTCCTCGCGCCCTGAATAACCTTCTCAACCCCATACGGCCCCCACTCTCGCTCGTAGCGATCCATGAAGGATTTGGAGTTGTACGGGTCAAACCCCAGGGTTCGAATGTCGTACTCGTGTGCCTCGATGTGAGCGAACAGATCGTCGTAGACGTCCATCATGTCCAGGACGGTACCCTCGAAGATGATAAGGGTACCTTCCGCCATGAAGGTTTCGTACTTAAGCCTTTTCGACCCAGGAAGCAGGTCAAGGGTACGACGAGTGATGTAGCTCCGCGTCTTCAAACCGAATTCCTCGCGTGCGAGCGGGAACAGCCAGGTGAACGCACAGAAGTCGTCACCCATGGACAGGTCCACACCCATAGAGCAAGGCATCTTGTCGAACCGGTCCGGAACAAGCCGATCGAACGTCGGCTGGGTCTCCTCGTAGGTGAAGAAGAACGTATAGCCCTCCATGGGCAGTCCGAACCGCTTCGCGAGGATCTCATTGCGTACTGCAGGGAATTGCTTGGCCTTTCGGACGTCGGCTTCGTAGGTCTCGTAGGAAACCGTCTTACCGATGTTCGGTTGGGCCTTCACCCACATCCGGGGGTTGCGAACCTCCGATACATCGTCCAGCTTGTAGTGCCAGATCGAAATGTTCGGCTGCTGCGCCTCCCCGCGCAATATGGCGATGAGCTGCATCTTGATGTCGTCGCCTACGCCGTTACGGATTACTCCCTCGGAAGAGATGGCGACCAGAATTGGGTCTTCGAACTTGCTTGCGCCCTGCATGATGGCTTCAATGACGTTCTCGCGCGTGTCGCCCGAGAGCCACTCGTCAACCGAGTTGTACTTCGATCGCATACCCTGGAGCTTGTCGATGCTCATGGGTCGGACCTCGAGATACGAGTTCGTCAGGAAGTTTTCGATGCCTCGCTTGGTAGAGGCCAGCTTCTGGCGGCCAGACTTGGCGCCAGTGGTGTTGTTCATGGAACCATCGGTCAAGAACTTGAACAATGGCGCCTGTCCGTCAGGACGTTCTTGTGCACGAGTGATGGCGGTCTTGATTGGACTGACGACCTCGAGGGCCTGAACCATGGTAGGCGCAACAGTGACCTGATGCGTCGTAGAGCGGTCAACCGTGAGGAAGAACGCCTGGAGAAACGCCACGTACATCGACTTGGCGCCACCTCGGGCAACAATCAGGTACTGCGTGTCGCGAAGACGCTTCTTGATCGTCTTCATGACAAACCCTTGCTGCTCCTCGTCCCAGCGCTCGCGCTCGACGAAGATGAACCATGAAAGGAGATCCTCAGCCCAAAGTTTGAAGGAATCCAGCAGGTGGACGTCACCCCCGTCTGTGAGGGTCATCTCCTTTTCGCAGAACTCGATGAACCCATCGATGGCCTTGTCGTCGTAGTAGACGTTGCGGTCAGCAATGAGTTGGTCGATCAACTGCATCTGAAGAGAGACTTCCTCACAGACGGGGATCAGTCCGCTGAGAACCTTCTCCCGGAACTCCGCGTAGTACTTCGGGATCGCGGTGTTGCTAAGCACCTATCACCCGTAGTCGGCTACGACGTTCAGCCGGAATTCCAGCTCCCGGATCTGGCGTTCCATCGCCTCGGTGGCGAAACCAGTCGGAGGCGGGTCGAACGCCAGCTTGGTACGGAGGAAGACGAAAGTAGTCACCGAGTTCAGCCGCGGGTCGGTGTAGAACTCGGCCCACTGGTTGAGCTTGCTGGTGATCTGGAACCCAACGGCGGGGCCGACACCGAGCTGAGTCAGCGTGCCGAAAGCTCCGTTGATGTAGTTGATGATGTCAACGTCGAACGCTGTCTCTTCGGGTGTGATTCCGAGCATGTGCTTGATGTCGTCGAGGATGCTACTCATGTCAACCTCCTTCCGTGATGATCTACTTGAGTTGCGGGTACGGCGGACCGTTCGGCTTGACGTTGTCGTCCTCGACGTAAGGGAGACACGCTTCCGACGGTTGGATCTTCGAATATGCGTCCTTGCGGAACGCATTCGCGTTGTCGATGTACTTGTTGACCTCACGAAGTTGCGCGTCGGTCAGCTGGCCAGGCTTCACGTCTTCATCGTTCTCCAGAACGGCGATCAGAAGCACGTACACCGCCTCGACGGTGTCTCGTTGTGCGGTACGGATGTCCTCGGCGGCCACGCAGACGTTCTTGAAGTTCACCTCTTGGTTCTCTTCGTCCCGCTTGTCGTTCTGGAAGCTGGCGAAGACGGCGTACAGCACGAAGATCATCATCACGATGAACGAGATGTTGGTGGCGACGCGACTCTGGAGAATCCCGGCCTCATCCTTGTCGTGGTGGTGCAGCTCTTCGTGAACTTCGTGGACCTCAGCCCGGATGAAGCGCAGGTAGGCAGCGATGTACCCGAGTATCCCGCCAAACCCACATCCAATGATGAAGAAAATGATGCGCTCAATGGTCTCGCTCATCGGGTACCTCCTGTTTCACAATCGATTTCCTCTGGGTCAGGACGAACGTGAGGATCGCACCAACTCCTGTGGCAGCGAGTGGATTGTTCCCCACGTCCAGTCCGAACGATGGGCCGAACAGCAGAGCTATCGCTCCGCCGACACCCACGAAGAAGAGGATGTCGAATTGCCACTGCTTCAACATTTGGTCCCCTTACTGACCGATGGGTCTAGTGCCGCAGCACCGACTTGATGAGAACGCGCAGGCGGTTGCGCTGCGTGATGACGCGGGTCTTGCGTGCGTCCTCGCTGGCGCGGTTGAGAAGAGCCATCTTGAGGACGCGACGCTCCTTGAAGATCTCGATGAACTCGTTGACGTCCTCGTCCTGGAGGTCGTCGGGCAGGTCCTTGACGGCCTGCTCGATCGCCTTGAGCTTGGGCGCGATGTCCTTGCGACCGCCCTCGACGGCACGGTCCAGGATGTTGAGGTCCCACTCGTTGCCCGACTGGCGGAAGTTCTCGACGCGGGGCGCCGTGTCCTTCTTGGGCTTCGGGGGCTCCGGCTTGACCTCGGCACCGCGGCCGTCGGTCTTCCAGCCCGGGTAGTCGAGCTCGATCCCGTTGATCCAGCCGGCGCCGAACTGGAACGAGTCGCCCCAGTGGGTCTTGAAGTAGGACGCGCGCACGACGACGAGGCTGTTGGCCACGACCGAGTTGGTCGCGACGAGCACGTCGTCCAGGCTGTCCCAGTTGCCGCCCCGGACGCGACCGATCATCGTGACGATGTGGCCGGCCGTGTTGGAGTCGTGCGGGTCGTCGAAGAAGAGCTTCATGCCCGCGCGCAGGTCGCGCACGCGCGTGACGCGGAGGCCCTTGGGAACGGCGTCCTGGCACTGCTTCGCGGTGAGGTACTTCGGCCCGATGTCACGGGACGTGCGACAGATCTTCAGGCACATCCCGTCGGGGTCGAAGCCGATCTGGCCGGCGGTCCGGTTGTTCCGGTACCACTCGAGGTCGCCCTTCCAGTCACGCATCCGAACCTCCCGCGTACGGGGGAAGCTCGCCGTCGTCCTGCCCACCGGGCTGGTCGGTCTGCTTCCACGGAGCGTCGGTGAACTCGGGATCGCCCTCGAAGGGCTCGATGTCGACCTCCTCGGAGGCCTTGAGCTCCGGGTCGATCTCGATGTCGACGTCCGGCTCGGCGTTGGGGTTCTCGGTCATGATGCCTCCATGAGTCGAATGGTCCACGTGCCACGGCACATGAAGTGGTCAGAGAAGAGCTTGAACTCGCGGTCGTCGAGGACGACGAAGCGCTTGGCGGTGACTCGACCGTCGCGGTCGTAGCTGCAGAAGCCGTCGATGGGTCCGTGGCCGGAGTTCTGCCAGGCCTTGAGCTCGTCGGCCATCGACGTGAAGTTGCCACCCAGCGCCCAATCGGTCTGGGGGTCGGGCATGTTGAAGTCGCCGTTGACGAAGCCGAGATCGGCACCGACAGCGACCTTCGCGAGCCACTTGGAGATGCGCTCGGCGCAGATCCGGTTGAGATCGTGGTTCGGGTCGCCGGGCTGAGCGCCCTGCGTCGGGTAGTGGACCGAACCCTGGTGGATTCGACCGACACCCGGCTTGACGTGCTCGAACGAGATCGTCGGCATGACGCGGTTGTGGCCGTGGCCCACCATGTCGTCGTTGCTGACCAGGAAGATGTCTTCCTTGACGACCGAGCGCGGGACGATGATGTCCTTGTCGACAGCCACCCACGAATCGCCGCCGATGTTGAGCACGTGGTTGTAGCGGTCCGCGTACTCCTGGAGCAGGTCGTAGTTGTGACTGGGGCCGGACTCCTTGCCGGCCTCGGTCCCGGTCTTGATCGGGAAGGCCTCGCCCTCCTCGAACAGAGCGCGGATGTCGTGCTCCTGCTGGTCTGCGTTGTCGCTGAACTGCAGCGATGTGTGCTGCATGCGAAGGTTTGCAGTGTTCATGTGGATCTCCTCACCAAAGATCGGTGTCGCCAGGTGTCCGTTCGATGAAAGGCCGGGGAAGTTGCTTTTCGTCGCCGAAATGGATGGCGTTATGGGTACGGGTAGAGACGCAAATGAGGTACTCTGGGTCCAGAATATCCTCGTTGAAGTCCGTCAGGTCTTGGACCCGGATCGGGTTCATGTGATGAACAAGGATGCGGTCGTGAATACCGTGTCCGAGCATTCCGAGATCACACCCGTCATCACGGACTATGACCTGGTCTCGAACACTTTTCCACATCGCGCTGCTATAAAACGCTTGATTGAGGTGTCGGTCGTATCCGAATGTAGCTGCACCCAGTTCCCCACCCAGCATCAAGTACTTGAACCGGGACAAAAATGCGGTGCGCTTCTGAAGCTCCGTATAACAGAGTTGCTTAGGAATCTCCGGCATAGCGACTCATCGCCTCCATCGCTTCCTGGAACTTCTCCTCGCGGAACGTTTCGGACTCGGCCTTGGCCCGTTGTGCGACCAAGTACTCCGTTTGGGCTTTGATGCGCTCGACATTGGCCATCTCTTGGGCTGTACCGAGTCGAAGCACTGCCGTAACCTCCGTGGGCGAAGCAGTACCCTTGCGCAAGCGTTCTTCAACCAACCCCTCAGCCAAGTTCACCAGTTGCTGAGTGCGTCTCTCCCTGGTTCTCGCCGGTGGGAGGCGCATCGGCACTTCTTCGGGCAACCTTTCGCCCGAACTGGCAGACTTTGGCACTGCTTTCACCCCCTCTCCTGAGGTCAATAGTTGATTTGTACCTTCCCTCCGGGGAAATATAGAGGAGGGCCACGTTCTCTCCTTTTCCTCT